GTTGATATTGGTGGTGGTTGTGTGGTTGGGTTGGTGCAGTGTGCGGATGTGAAGGATAGGTTTTTGATGTTGTTTTGAGTTGGGAAGTGCAGAATGCGGAATGCAAAAAGCGGAAGGCAGAATGTAGAAGGCAGAAAAGGTAGTGAAAGGAGATTTCAATGGACGGAATTTTGGACGGTTTGAAACATTGGAAGTGCGGGAAGGGGCATGTGTTGGGTGTGATTAAGCGTGAGAAAATAAAAACGAAGTTGGATGATGGTATTGAAGTTGAATACCATACGACTGTATTGATGATTTTTCGTAAGGCGATTGATTTGAGTTCTGAAACGATGGATGATGTGGATGTGGCTGGTACTTTATATAGCCGAATGTTGCTTGGTTTTCAGTGGAAGTGTTCTGTGCTTGGCTGTGGGTGTTTTCGAGATTGGCACCCTGATGATGATGCGTTGGATTGGGTTAAAAAGAGGTATGGAGTTAAACATGAATTACACTCCTCAAACGCGGATTGATGTAACGGATTATCGTGTTTGTATTGATGTGTTGTTGGAAAAGTTAAATGAGGATTCTGTATATAAGATGTGTATGGAGGATTTGATTAAACTTTTGATTGAGAAGGCGATGCGCGAGTATTGTCCTGATGTTGTGATTGTTAAAAATAGAAAGCGGTATGAGACATGGAAATTTTGATTATGAGAAAAACCGTGTACATTCTGCTCAAATCATAGTTCTACAGCCTCTTGGCAAAAGGAGTAAGCATGTGCAATTGTATTGAACGAGTTGATGAAATGTTGAAAGAAAAGAATGCCTGCTTGGTGGCAACTTTATCGCTTGGCAATCACCCTTCGCGTGTTGGTCTTATGATCGAAAAATATGATCCTAAGAAGCGCGGCAGGTTGCCAAGTATGGTAGCCACCTTTTGCCCGTTCTGTGGCGCAAAATATCAGGCTGTAGAACAAAGCGTGCAATTGACCGATGGTGGGCACACCGAATCTGACAATGAATCTACACCCGCCACCATCGGCAATTAACGCAAACCGTTCTACGGCAAGCCACAAGGAGATAAAAATGAAAAAAGTTTGGATCAGCCATGAAGATAGTAACGATGATGGAATTCAGGATTATGTTGCAGTTTATTCCGACGCCTGGGGAAGTGAACCCCTGTTCGGTGATTATCGCGGCGTGGAGTTGTGTCGCATAAACTACATCCCTTCGCGTGAAGAAAGTGTCTTGCGTGCCGAAGAAATCGCGCGATCTGTGATTGCCGCAGAACAACTGCGTGGTGCGGACTTCTCTGAGTCGCGGGGCAATCTCTTTGTTTATCCGTATGCGTTCGAGCGTGTCCAGGTGGCTGAGTAGCCGCACACGCAAACCGTTGGGCATATCGGAGGAAGCATGGCAAAAATAAGCAAAAGAGATCAGCATTTTTATGGCGGTTTACTTACCGCGTTGATTGTCATAGATTTATTTGACCAACCAACCATCATCGAAGAAATTATGGGTACGCTTGGTGAAGATGGTCGCAAAGAACTCATCAAGTTTGCAAAAGAAAACGATGAATACAAGTTGGCTGGATTGGATGAATGGGAAGAGAATGCCCAATAAACAGGTGAAAAAATGGTAGAAGAAATTGTTGCTAAAGTGAAAATTAATTTTGATGATCCTCTCAAAACATCGGTGGTAATTAGAAAAGTTGTGCGTGAAGATAATGGTTTGCTTGTAGGTATTTTCGGATTGTCTAAAGATGGGAAGTGGTTACCGAAACCTGAAGGTGGACCTTATCCTGATGAGTGCTACTTGCCTGTTATGGTATTAGATAATTACAGTCCGATGGCTATTGTATAAAATCTCCTTGACAAAATAGAACGCTAGTTCTAAAATAAAAACAGACAGCCTTATGCGAGCTCGCAGTTCACATATTGGCTGTCCTTTTATTTAAGGAGTATGAATGCCATTAGTAAAGTTTGGTTATCAACTGACTCTTGAATTAAACCTTGCTGATGCAGAAGATGAAGTGGTGGGGAATGATGCTTTGCTAAAAGCAAACGCGGCTAGGCTTGTATTGGAAGGAATGTATGGAAGAATCGGTGCGCCGCGTTGGTTAGATGATTATCTTGAGTTATGCAAAGGTGGTTGGCATTGGAGGGTAGCGGCATATATTGCATGGGCATCTACACCGAGGGGAAGCCGTGAACCAAAAACGCAAGATGAATTGGCGCGGAGTCACTTGGGGTTGACGAGTGATCGTGCAATTAATACTTGGCGAAAGAAGAACCCTGCGATTGACGAGATGGTGAGAATGATGCAAGCGGGTCCACTGTTCAAGCATCGAGCGGAGATTTATACGGCACTTGTTGCTGTAGCGGTGAAGCCTGAATATAAAAGTCATAATGATCGCAAACTGGCGTTGGAATTGTTAGGTGATTACATACCAACGCATAAACTACTTGCGGCTTTAACTGCACGCGGGCAGGCAGGCGTGAAAACAGATGCAGAATTGGATGAATTGGTTGAAGCATTGGATGGTGAGGTGATTTCAAGCCCTCTGCCTTCGGATTCCCCCCATTTTGAAGAACACAAAATAGAGGGAGAGGAGAAGCATGATGAGTAAATTGAAATTTGATGAGCATAATGCAAATAAGGGTACAGAGCGCGGCAAGGAATTGCTTGAGCAATCTGTGAATGAATTAGGTGCAGGACGATCTATTCTTAGCGATAAGAATGGGCAGGTGATTGCAGGCAATAAGACTTTAGCGGCGGCACAAAAAGCTGGTTTGAAGATTCGCGTGGTTTCTACGAAACGCGATGAGTTGGTTGTTGTGCAAAGAGAAGATTTGGATTTAAGTGATGCCTCTGGTGAGGCACGCCGTTTGGCGTATTTGGATAACCGTGTGGCAGAGCTTGACCTAGCATGGGATGCAGAACAGATTGCAGAGGATGTATTGGGGGGAATGGATTTTGATTCACTTGGTTTTTTAGATAAAGAATTACAAAGCTTGTTGGTTGGCTTAGAACCAGAGTTGCAAGAAGAGCAAGTAGATGTTATTGAACTGATAGACCATGCAAATGAACTTGTAGAAAAGTGGAAAGTAGAAGAAGGGCAAATTTGGGAATTAGGGAATCATCGCTTGGCGATTGGTGATTGCAGAGATGCAAATGTAATTGCTGATTTGATGCAGGGTGAGAAGGCGACGATCTGCTGGACAGACCCGCCATGGAATGTTGCGTATGGTGAAAACATGGAAGAAGATAATGCACAGGGTTATAAAAAACGTACGATGAAGAATGATAATTTGGGTGAAAAATTTCCTGAATTTATTAAAGCGGCTATGAAAAGTATTTGGAATGCTTGTGAGCCAGGTGCAATTTTATACTTGGCTATGGGCGCACAGGAATGGGTGGTTGTTGATAATGCAATTCGGGAGCAAGGTTTTCATTGGTCAAGCACAATTATTTGGGTAAAAGATCAACTGGTGCTTTCGAGAAAAGATTATCACACTCAGTTTGAGCCGTTATGGTATGGATGGAGAGATGATAAGGCACGAGCGCGTGAGGTGATGGACCGTAAGCAATCGGATGTGTGGTTTATAGATAGACCGAAACGATCAGAAGAACACCCAACGATGAAGCCCTTGGGGTTGGTGGAGCGATCTTTATTGAATTCAAGTTTGCCTGGGGATATTGTGCTTGATCCGTTTGTAGGGAGTGGCACCACTTTGATTGTGAGTGAGCAGTTGAAAAGACGATGTAGAGCTGTAGAACTTGATCCTATTTATGCGGCAGTGGTGATTGAGCGATGGCATTTATTCACTGGGTTATTACCCGTTTGTTCTTCGACTACGGCGAAAAACATCGTCTCCGCTCAGGACGAATTGACTTGACTTTATTTGACTAGTAGGGCGTAATGAAGGAACAAGGAGATTGACCATGAAGAAAATGAGTGAAGTTAATAAAGCTGGTGCATTGGAGCAGTATGAAACTGCACAAATAAAAATTAAAAGGCTGTTGAAGCAAATTGAGGCAGGCTTGGAGAAGCATGATCGCAAAACAAGCGGGCAAGGTGGTCATCACTGGGGGCACGTTGGCGATTTAAATCGAATTGCGGGTGAGTTGGAGGAGATTAATAATCTGTTGCACAGCAAGGGCGAATATGCCGAGGTATTGACAAATAGTAAAACGATTCTATAATTGGATTTGTAACCGCCACGACTTGCCCCCCTCAAGCCACGGCGGTTACATTTATTTTTCTCTCATTAAAGTATTGACTTTTTTAGAACATTTGTTAAAATTTAACTACAAATAAATATCTACGCAGTCCTAGCATTTGGCGGGGACGGTTTTGACGAAGATGAGCGCTCGTTGTGCATTTGCACAACGGGCGTTTTTTGTTGCCAATTTCCTGAGCGTAGAACACCGCACTCCGCCGCGTTTGAGGTGGAAAAATTAAATAAGGAGATGTTCGATGAAAAAGATTTATGGCTTGTTAGTTGTTTTGTTTTTTGTTTTGGCTGTTTCAGCTTGTTCAATTGCTCCCGCTGAAGGTGAGGTTGCCAACCCTACCGATGTGAATGCTGGTCAGATGTATATCGTTGGTGTGATTGCAACTGCTATTCTTTATGGCGTGAAGTTGATTGCACAGAAGTATCCCAAAGTTGTGATCAAGCGTAATTGGTTGACTGTGTTGCTTTATGTGATTGCTTTGGCTCTTTCTGTAGTTTGGGGTGGGATGACCATACCAAGTTTTGAAGCATTCAGTGACCCTGTAACTTTTGTGGCTTCGGTATTTGGTTGGGTGACAGCTCTTTTATTGGCATTGGCTCCATCGGTTTCATTTGCTACGTTGATTTACAACCTTCTTTTGAAACGCGTATTCGATGGTTTGAGTGCAAAAGGTTAAATTGGGATTTTATGGGCGGGGGTCTCCCCGCCCATACGAGACAGATTTTATGAATGAGTCGACGGTCAATCTTTTATTACAGATACCGCTTGCAGGCGTGGTGGTTGTGGTGGTTGTGCTTTTTTTACGGTATTTGGAGAAAATGACAAATCAGATGATTACTTTTATGCAACAGCAAGCGGATACAAACCGTGAGTTTTTGAAAACCCAGCGTGAGCAAACAAATGAAGCTTTGGGTCGTTTGGCTGAGGAGCAAAAAACATTGGCAAGTACATTATCTGAAATGGTTGGCGTGGTGGCGCATGTGACCGCGAAATTTGATATTAAGAA